CCCTTTCACGGCGGTAACACGAGTTCGAGTCTCGTACGGGTCACCATAACGGAGGCTTAGCTCAGCTGGTTAGAGCGCCTGCTTCACACGCAGGAGGTCACTGGTTCGAGTCCAGTAGTCTCCACCATATGAAACCCTAGAGCCGCAACGGTTCTAGGGTTTCTCTTTTTGTCCAGTACACACTTTAGTACACACTTTTTCATTTTTCGCCGATTGCGGCTGCAAAAGCCTGGTCGGTATAATCCGCTGCCTTCTCCAGATCGCCGGCCATCTGGTGGCCATAGACGCCCTCTGTGTCCATGTCCTTGCTGTGACCGACGACCATCTTTTTCAGTCCTGCAGGCATCTCTTTGTTTACGGAAATGAAGGTGTGCCGGAGCTCGTAGAGCGATGTTTTCGGGATCCCGTTGGCATCGCAGTACCTGCCCCATGCCCGATAGTAGTTCTTGTGATTCAAGCAGCTGCCGTCCTCTGCAGGAAACAGATACGGGGACAGGATCCCTTCCCTCTTCAGCATCGCTCGCTGCGCCTCCACCTCTGCCATGGCCATGGCGGAGAGCTGGATCGTGCGGCGGGCATTATTGTTTTTGCCCTGGGTGATTTCGTTGCGGACATTGATTGCCTGGCGGATCGTCAGCTTATTCCCACGGAGATCTCTCCGGACTTCAATGCCCCGCAGCTCGCCCGGCCGGAGACCGGTAAGAACCTCGAAACGGAAGGCATGGATATTCCAATCCTCCACCCTCTTCCGGCGGTACACGGTGGTGGTGACACTGAACAGAATCGTCAGGCCCTTCGGATGAACAATCTTCTTTTCTGGCTTTTTGGCGCCGGCCGGAATCGTCAGGCCTTCTGGGAACAGTCTGGTCTTGCCATGCTGTCTGCACCATTTCAGCCAGCTCATGATACAGCCGCGGACATCACGCAGCGTCTTGTCTGCCAGTTTATTCCTGGAGTAGGCAAGGTCAATTACGTCCTGCAGGTCGCCCTCGGTCAGCTTATTGATGCGCTTCATACCGATGACCGGCCGGATGTATAGCCGAATAAAACCGCAGTACTGGGAGGCGTGCCCGGTGGACTTTGTGTCCTTCAGATGCTGCTCGAACTCATCCAGCAGCTTTCCCACCCGGACGATCTCCGCCGTGGTCGGCTCCTCCAACCAGCGATCGGCCTTCCGCTCGGCGTCGGCCTTCCCTCTTTTGCCCGGCATGGTGCTGGTGAAAGTCTTGCGTTTGCCGTCAGTCTGGACGTTTATCTGCCAGCGTTTCCGGTCCTCAAACCATACTGCTTCACTTTTTCTTTTGGACATAATATCTCCTTTCATTCTTGCCACTGCGCCCCTTCTTGTGGTAGAATGAAAGGGCGTATTAGGGACTTCATATTGACTTTTCGTTCTTGTGGGGTTTCTTTGGTTCTATACTTTGGTCGGTAGGGAATCGATACGCTTGCCGCTCTGGTGTTGGTAGCACCGGGGCGGCGTTTTTATTAGCGTCTGGGCAAGAATCCCAGGCGTCATTTTTTTTGCTGGTACGGATGGATAAGATGAGTGCCAACTTCACGCTGGTGTTCCGCATCCAGAAATTCTGCGAAAGCGATAAGCTGTTCTTGCCTAGTCTTATCCAACGAGTTTGCTATTTCTGCTAGAATGCGAACAGTTCTCATCTCCGTCTCGAGGTCTGCCTCAACTGTATGGATAATCCGGAGCAAGGTGGAGTTCACATCTTCCCTCATTTTACTGTTCGGGGCATCACACTTGAAAATCAGGTATTCGCGATGCTCACCCTCATAGCTGACACCTTTGGCTAAGAGATCAACAACATTATTGATTGCCTCATCGCGTTTGGCCATGCTTTTTGTGATCGACTCCCAGTCTACACGATCCATGGGAACATCTTCACCCATAAGCCAAGCTTCATTTACAGACAGAGCCTCTGCAATTTTATAGATGTTTTTTTGTTTGGGCTCGTATTCACCAGATAAATATGTGCTGATAGATGATTTGCCAATCCCTGTCAAAGAAACCAATTCTGCCTGCTTCATATCGCGAATATCCATAGCGGCCTTCATGCGTTCTGCAATAGTTGCCATGTGATCACTCTCCTCGAAACTATTATATCCAAAAGTTCAGAAAATGCAACAAATAATTTGCTATAAAAAAATATTTGTTCACAAAGGCGAATTTTCCTATTGACAACCCCCTATATCTAGTGGTACGATGTGTTCAGAAACACGAACAGAGGAGGTATTATGATGGAATTTGACTACAGCCGCCTGCGCGGCCGCATTCGTGAGTGTTTCGGTACAGAGGCCGCATTTGCTGCAGAGATGCACATGGGAAGGGTCTCTCTGAGCCAGAGATTGAACAATATTCTCGAGTTTTCTGCTCCGGAGATGCTGTCTGCGTGCAATCTGCTCAACATCCCCACCGTTGAAATCCCTGCATATTTTTTTACCCTAAAGGTTCAGAAAGGCGAACCTTGCGGCAATGACGATGCAGGGGAGACTTCGTGAGATAAGGAGTGTGACAACATGACAAACGAAAATGCCCTAACCGCTGAAATTACCTATGACGGTCTGATCGGCGGCATCAAACTCAACGGCGAGGATTTCTCCCAGAGTGTATCAAGCATTACATACCGGCATCGAGCCGGGGAGCTGCCAGTCCTGATCCTGGAGCTGAATCCGGAGCACGCCGAGCTGAAGGCAGTCGTCGGCTCGGTCCTGCTGAAAGAAAAAACAGCTGACCCCGTACTTGCACTACAGGGCCAGCGTCCTCAAGAGTCTGTTTCAATTCCGACTTTGGAAATTACTCCTTATAACCAAGAGAAAATCCAAAGACACTTTCAAGAGCAATGCAAATCCCAGGAACATTGATTGTGCCACCGGAATAGGGCGTAATCGTGGCATCTACACAGTACAGAAACGTTTTCTCTTCCACATCTGCTTGTGAATCATCAGGCATTTTTGCAGACAGAGCCATCTCCAGCAGGTTCAGAGTTTTTGTTTCCCCAGCTGTTTCGATCACTTCCTCTGTGTCGCTGATTTTTGCGTTGCGGCAAGTAATCAGTCCCGCAGGGGTCAACAGGATCAGCTTACGTTCCTGAACACCATCTGTGAGAAACTTTGAAAAATCCGCAGAAGTAACAACAGACAGTCTCGCAACCAATTCTTCTTTAGACATCTTAAACATAGCAAAATTCACCTCCTTTCTGCCTCCAGTCTACCACCTGCAGAAAAGGAGAGCAACAATCCCTACCGACCAATTACGAACGAAAGGAGCACTTATGTGTAGAAAAGTAATTTACCGATTCCTTGACGGCCGCCTCCGACAGCTGGGTATGAACCAAGCAGACCTCGGCTATGCCCTCAAGTTGAGTCACACTGCCATCAGCAACCGCATGATTGGCAAGACGCCCTGGGACATCGACGAGATGTACCACGTGCTGGAGATCTGCCGGGCACAGCCCGAGGAACTCCACATCTACTTCCCACCCAAAGGAGGCAAAACCGCATGAGCCAGAAAAACGCAAAGCGTATCCGCAAAATCGAAGGGAAAGTCGATGCCCTGCAGTTGAAGTTCGACGAGGCCATGGCAAGAGCTTCCTATGAGAGTGACTGCCGGGAACGCGCACAACGGAAGGCCTCAAATGACCGCCAGATGCGCCGGGAGCTGGAGGCTGAGAACGTAGCCCGTATCTGGAAGGCTGTAGCCATCGGCGCTCTGGTCGCTGCCATTATCGTGGAGATCATCGCCATTGCGGCCGTACACGCAAAGGCCATCGAGCCGGTACCGCAGGAAACTGCCCCGGCGAATGAGTTGACAATTATAGAGCCGAAAACGCCGACTCTTGCACAGGACGATGCAAAAAGCACCCCTATTTTCGTAACGAGCCTTGAGAAAATCATGGTTTCTGAAAAAGTTGATACGAAAATTTACAACGTTCCTCTTGATGCAGAGACGCAGCAGCTGCTCCGGGAGGCCTGCGAGGAGAGCGGCATCGACATGAGTTTGGCGCTGGCCGTCATCTGGGAGGAAACAGACTACCGGAACATCATCGGCGATGATGGCGCCAGCTTTGGATATATGCAGGTCCAGAAAAAGTGGCACGAGGATCGCATGGCTCGGCTGGGTGTCACCGATCTGATGGATCCCGCCTCCAACTTCCGTACCGGCTGTGATTATCTGGCCGAGCTGCTGGAGATCTATCCGCTGGCAAACGCTCTGGCATTCTACAACAGCGGGGATCCCGCTCTGCGGCCGTACTGTGAGCGCGTCATGGACTACATGGAGTCTTTGGAAGGAGGTCGGGTCTGATATGAAGAAACCGAATCCTATGCTTTCCGCCGAATATACCGAGAAGTCCGCAGACGGCACCCGCGGCGCCGTTATAAAAGTCGTCGGAAATAAAGAAAATTTGCTTTCCCTTTGGCTGGCTCTGACACTGAACCTCTGCAACACACTAGAAACAACGCCACTTCGTTTCGCAATGTTCCTGATGCGGTTTGGGCCTGATTCTCTCTCCAATCTCGCGGGTCAGTGCACAACCATTGATTTTTCAGACATTGTACGCGGTGACCGTTGATTGGAGGGATATGTATGGCTCTGAAAAACTACACCACCTGCGTTCCCGTTGCGCAGACGGTGGGTGAGATCCACAGAGATCTCGCCGCCCATGGTGCCCGAAAGGTCATGTTCGACTACGACGATGAAGGCCGGATCCTCGCCATCTGTTTCTCCATCGCGACACCTGAAGGTGACCGGGCCGTCCGGCTCCCGGGAAACGCCGAGCGCGTGCGAGCAGTGCTCCTCCGCCAGCGTAACGACCCGAAGCGCAGAGACCGGGCAAAGATCGACACCTCTCCGGAGCAGGCCGAGCGTGTTGCCTGGAGAATCGTCAAAGACTGGCTCTCTGCCCAGCTTGCCATTCTCGAAACAGAGATGGTCGACGTCGGCCAGGTATTCCTTCCTTACTTTGTCGGCCGGAATGGCCAGACACTGTATGAGGCGTATCAGGCCGGTCAGTTCCTGCTCCCTGAGTAACCAGCGCATTCCGGCCTTCTGCCGGGTGTGCGGCCGCTCATCCGCCCCCGGCTCCATTACATACATATCACTCGCGCCGGTGCCCGCCGGAAGGCAGGGCATCCGGCAGAGGGTCGGAAAACTCATTTCCCTCGAAACCCTTTTGAAAGGAGGAACTGTGATGAAGAAGTACATCTGCCTGGTGCTGTAAAAAAGAAACCCCAAAGAGGTGTGCAGACCTCTTTGGGGCATATCGGACTTTAGACCGCTAGATCCTTATTCCATCTTCATCTTATGTGGAGAAAACAAAAATGTCAATCACAAAATTAAAGAAAACCGTTCGCTGTGCTGACTGCGGCGAGACGGAGGATCTGTCCTATATCCGCTGGGAGGATCGCCCTTTATGCGCCCCCTGCTTTGCGAAGGCAGTCAGTGAATACGCCGGCAGCTTCCCTTTTCTGCTGGCCAACGAACTTTCCCTGGATGTCATCCAGGTTCCTGAGGAGGTAAATATCTATGATGACTAAAGACAAGCTCCGGAAGCTCAGCGGCGATGAGCGCCTTGGTCAGATGCGTGAATCTGAATATCTGGGCGCCGAGGATATCGACGATAAGGTCGAGCCGATCCTCACCATTGCTGGCCTGTGGTACGGTCAGGTAACCCTTCAGCGTGGCAAAGAGTACAAGGACGTTTTGAGCTTCGTGGAGGAGCGGGTACCCGGCATTATGCAGGTCCGGCCGCTGATCGTCAATGCGACCAACCGCAAAACCCTGCGCAAGCTGTTTGGCGACGCCAAGGCCTCTACGCTGATGGGCAAGCAGATCCAGCTGTACATTGACCACAATGTTCGCGATCCCCAGGACGGCGGTATCACGGATGGCATCCGTATCCGTCCTCATAAGCCCCGTCCCCCGAAGCAGGAGGATCTCCCTGCATGTACAGACTGCGGTGGTGAGATTCAGGCCGCAATGGGCAAGAATGCGCGCTGGCTGGCCCAGTACACCACCAGAAACTACGGAGTACCCCTGTGCGCCGCCTGTGCCCAAAAACGCAAGGAACGCGCCGTAGAGAACGAGGAAGCGGCCGCTGCGGAAACGCAGCAGGAAGTCGAAAACGCTGCGATCGCGCAGCAGGAAGCAGCCGAGGAGATCCCGCAGACTGATCCGGCCACCGGAGAGGTGCTCTGATGGATATGTCCAAGCTGCCGGAAGTTACCCCGGAAAACTATTTTGATCCTGATATCCAGATGGCCTACATGGGCTCTACCCAGTTTAAGAGCTTCCAGAGGTGCGAGGCGGCCGCCATGGCGGAGCTGCGCGGTGAGTATTCCCCTGCAATCCCCCAGGCTTTCCTCGTTGGCGGATATATTGACGCCTATTTCTCTGGAGAGCTGCCCTTCTATCAGGCGGAGCATCCGGAGCTGTTCAAGCGTGACGGCTCCCTGAAGGCGGAATACATCCACGCCCAGAAGGTTATCGAGCGTATGGAGGAGGACGAGCTGTACACTCTGCTGATGTCCGGACAGAAGCAGCGCATTTTCACTGGCGCCATTGCCGGCGTGCCATTCAAGATCAAAATTGACAGTCTGCTGGATCCCGAAACCTGCGAAAAAATCGTGCAGCGATTCCCTCATGCTGCAGCTGCGCTCGGTATGTGTGATGGCGCCATCGTGGATCAGAAGGCCCTGAAGGATTTTGCGGCCGTCTGGTCTGCAGAGGATCACTGTAAGCTCCCCTTCATCGAAGCATACGGGTACGACACGCAGGGCGCAATCTATCAGGCCATCGAGGGCCATATGCTCCCCTTCATCATCGCGGCCGGCACGAAGGAGCCTTCTCCGGATCTGGAGGCCATGTACATCGATGACGCCGATCTGGCTGCAAAGCTGGCCGAGGTCGAGGACACGGCGCCTCGGTACCAGGCAATTAAAGAGGGCCGGATCCAGCCCACCCGCTGCGAATGCTGCGATTACTGCAAGGCGACCAAGAAGCTGAAAGGGATCCGAAACTACAAGGAGATTTTCAATGCTGAATAAGATCATTCTCATGGGTCGCCTGACCCGTGATCCCGAACTGAAACGCACGCAATCCGGTACCGCCGTAACTTCCTTTGCTCTTGCCGTCGACCGGGACTTCAAGTCCCAGTCTGGCGAGAAGGAAACCGACTTCATCGATGTTGTCGCCTGGCGCAACACTGCAGAGTTTGTCAGTAAGTACTTCACCAAAGGCCGCATGGCCGTGGTGGAAGGCCGCCTGCAGATCCGCGACTGGACTGACCAAAATGGTGGCAAGCGGCGGAGTGCGGAGGTCATTGCCGAAAATGTATATTTTGGTGATTCCAAGCGCGATGGCGGTGATACCAGCAACACGTACCGCCCTGCAGGAGCTCCCGTCAACGTGAATGCAGACGACTTCGCAGAAATCGGTGAGGAAGATGGCGAATTGCCGTTCTAATGCTGCCCAACAGATTAAGCAGCTGCTGGCCACCCGCGAGGTGATTGAGCGGTATGGATTCACTCCGGATCGCTCCGGGTACATACAGTGCCCATTCCACGCCGGAGACAACCACGGAAGTCTGAAGGTCTACTCCGGTACCGGCGGCTGGCATTGTTTCGGCTGCGGCGCCGGCGGCTCGGTGATTGACTTCACCATGAAGCTGTTTGATATCAATTTCCGGCAAGCTGTGCTGCGGCTGGATATGGACTTTAACCTCGGCCTCTTTGGCGTGAAAGAACCCTCCAAGGCGGAACAGTCCGCTATTCTGGAGGCTCGCCGCCGGGAGGCCGAGAGGAAAGCTGCTCTCGATCTGGAGTATCGGGAAAAAGCTTCAGAGCACCGTTACTGGTGGGAGATTAAGAAATACTTTGCTCCAGCACCCGGGGAGACGTGGATCCATCCGTTATATGCGGAGGCACTGAAACGCCTTCCATACCTGGAATACTGGCTGGATGAAAATATAGGGAGGTAAGCATTTCATGGGCGAATGGAATTATGAAAAAACAGATTTCCTTACGCCAAGACCATACGAGGAACTCTACAAATATCATGAGCAGCCGTTCGTCCATGCGGCCAAGATGGAAGAGCTCGCCCTCTACGCAGCATCCATCGGCTTTAAGGGTCTGAAAACCATGTATAAAAAATACGTTCAGTCCCTGAAACCAGGCACCATCTACGTCGACAATGCAACGTGCTTCACCGATCAGCCTATGGAGCTGAATGCCGGCGACTGGGAAGCTGGCGACGACGGCGTATACAGGAAAGTCGGCTTCGGCGAGGATGTAGCCTGTCCGCATCCTGTGATGCCGATCGAGCGGCTGGTCAATATCGACACCGGCGAGGAGAAGCTGAAGCTGGCGTTCCGGAAGGGAACGTTCTGGCGAAAGATCATTGTGGACAAGGCCGTACTGGCCAGCTCCAACAAGGTCACGGATTTAAGTCGAATTGGCATTGCCGTCACCAGCCAGAACGCCAGAGCCTTCATTCAGTTCATCTCCGATCTGGAGAACCTGAACTATGACGCCATCCCGGAAAGGAAGTCGATTGGCCGCTGCGGTTACATACAGGATGAGGGTTTCTCCCCCTTCGTGGAGGATCTGATATTTGATGGTGACGCCAGCTTCAAGGCTCTGTTTGACGCCATATGCTCGCGTGGATCCGAAAGCAAGTGGATGGATATTGCCAAAGAGTCACGCAGGATGTCCACCACAGCCAAAATCCTGCTGGCAGCGTCTTTCGCCTCACCACTGCTGGAGCCGCTGAACTGCCTTCCCTTCTTTGTCCATCTGTGGGGTGTTGACTCCGGTACCGGTAAGACCGTCGCTCTGATGGTGGCCGCCAGCGTCTGGGGTGATCCGGCCGTCGGCTCCTATGTTAAGACCTTTGACGGCACCGTGGTCGGCATGGAAAAGACTGCAGCATTCCTGAACAACCTCCCGCTCTGTCTGGATGAGCTGCAGCTTGCCAGAGACTCCAAGGGGCGGACGAACTTTGACGTCTATAAGCTCGCCCAGGGTGTAGGCCGTACCCGTGGCAATCGTTCCGGAGGCGTGGATCTGACGCCAACATGGCGCAACTGCATTCTGACCACCGGAGAAAGCCCTCTGACAGGACAGGCCGCCGGCGCCGGCGCCGTGAACCGTGTTATCGATATCGAGTGCCGGAGCGCCCAGGCAGTCATTAAGGACGGCATGAGAGTGTCCGGCATCGTTAAAAAGAACTTCGGCTTTGCTGGCCGGCGCTTTGTGGAAAGGCTTTATGCACCCGGCGTCATCGATCAGGTAACCCTCCGCTTTCAGGAGCTGTTCCGGGATCTGTCCGACAGAGACACCACGGAGAAGCAGTCCATGGCTGCAGCTGCTGTCATTCTGGCCGACGAGCTGGCCTGCGACTGGATATTCGGCGGTACCGAACAGCCTCTGACGGTCGATCAGATCGCCGAGTTCCTTGCATCCAAGGCCGCCGTCTCTGCCGGCGATCGCGGATATAAATACCTGTGCGACTGGGTAACCCAGAATTCGAATAAGCTTTGCGGAAAATCAGAGACCAACATGGAAGTGCTGGGCGCTCTGGAGAACGGCCGTGCCTACATAATTCGCTCTGTTTTTGAAAACATCCTGCAGGAAGCCGGGTATTCGACAGCTGCTATGATCTCTTACCTCAAGCAGGAGCACCTGATCGAGACCCGCGGCCGCAACAACACCCGCGGCAAGAGGATCAACGGAATTCCTACCGAGTGCTTTTGTTTAGTTTTGCCGAATGTTGACATGGATGATGAGCAAATTGACGAAAACGTGCTTTAAGCGTGGCGCTGTGAGGGACAGCGTGGGACATCATGTCCCACGGCTGGAACGCCTAGAGCGCCAAGACTTTCCGCCGTTTTTTTCGTGACCGTGGGACTGTGGGACACCAAATACACGCCATAAAAGAGAAAGTGTGTGAATGTCTCCCCAGTTTACACGTACACAAATTTGCCGTGGGATTTTTCGTTTTTTATGTCCCACGGTCCCACACCTACCCGCAAACCCTTGCGGCACAAGGGTTTTACCCGTGGGACATATTGTCCCACTACGTCCCACAGTCCCACAAATTGGAGGTTATTTATGGACCTTAGACCCTACCAGGCAGAGTGTATCGAAACTGTCGAGGCTCAACCCGCCGGCGCCTATCTGGTGCAGATGGCCACGGGTCTTGGTAAGACCGTTACCTTTGCCAACATTCCACGTCACGGTGATCGAATGCTGATCCTATCGCACCGTGAGGAGCTGGTAGAGCAGCCAAGGAAATACTTCGACTGCTCTTATGGCGTGGAGCGTGCAAAAAGTCGCAGCCACGGAGAAGAGGTTGTGAGCGCCAGTGTGCAGACGATGGTGCGACGCCTCTCCAGATATAACCCTGATGATTTCCGCTACATCATCTGCGATGAAGCTCACCACGCTGCAGCCAGTACATACCGCAAGATCTTTGACTACTTCCGGCCGGAGAAGCTGATCGGCTTCACCGCGACGCCGAACCGCGGCGACAAGGTTCGTCTGGACGATATTTTTTCCAAGATTATTTTCCAGAGAGATCTCCGCTGGGGCGTACAGAACGGTTACCTGTGTGATATCACCTGCAAGCGCGTCAACATCGGTTACGACCTTTCTGCCGTACACATCTACCGCGGCGACTATGCTCCTGGAGAGCTGCAGTCTGCCATGGCCGGTACCGCCGATGCGATTGCCCAGGCATATAAAGAGCTGGCAGTTGGCGCCACTCTGATCTTTGCGGTATCCGTCCATGAAGCCGAGGAGATCGCCAAGAGGATCCCCGGCGCCGTGGTGGTGACCGGCGAGACCAAGAACCGTGCTGCCATTATCGATGAGTTCACGGCCGGCCGGATCCCGTGCATCGTCAACTGCATGGTTTTTACGGAAGGTACCGACATCCCCCGCGTGGAAACAGTCATCGTTGCCCGTCCTACGCAATCCAGCGCCCTGTATGCGCAGATGGTCGGCAGAGGGTTACGGCTATACCCCGGCAAAGAAAAACTCATGCTGATCGATTGCGTTGGCGTCAGCAAGACCAATCTTTGCACAGCGCCTACTCTCCTCGGTCTGGAGATGACCAACGTCCCCGCCAGAAAGGAAAAGGACATCGAAGGAGATCTATTCGAGTTGCCCGAGAAAATCGAGCTGGCATCTGATGTTCCGGAGAGCTGGATCAAGAACGTACATATCGTCGACATCTGGGCGCAGGAACAGGGATACCACACCTATGACGTCAACTTTTTCAAGATGCCGGATGGCTCACTGGTTTGCTCTATTCCGGAACGACGCTTTGTGATCCCCTGTCCGGACTCCCTGGGCATCGTTCGTATGCCTGACGGCCGGCGCATGGGGATGCAGGATGCAATCGACTCCGTATTCTCTACCCTCGTGCAAGAATATCCGGAATCCCGCCGGCTCTGGGATGTCACCGAAGTTCGTCGCTGGGGACGCTCGCCGGCAACCCCCAAGCAGATGGAGATCATCAAAAAACGCTGCAAGGACTTCGATCCCACCGGTATTTCCAAAGGCGATGCGAGTCAGATCCTGAATCGGCTCTTTAATGAGCCACGTAAAGGGAGGCGCTTATGAAAATCAAAGTCGCAAAGGCCGAGGATCGTGATCAGATGATTGTCATCCTTGCGCGGAACGGATACACCGTGCGCCAGACGAAAGAAAAGCTCAATGGCGAGAAGGTGTTCACCTACTATGTGGAGGTAATCGAAAATGGCAAAAAAGCTGAGTGAAGCCCAGCATCAGGCCAATGTATTCAAGTGGTCGCAGCAGCCACATATCCGCCATGAGTGGCCGGAGCTGTGCCTCTTGCACCATATCCCCAACGGAGGTACCAGAGATCCTATCGAGGCAAAGCATCTGAAAGAGCAGGGCGTTAAAGCCGGCGTTCCGGATCTGTGCCTGCCGGTTGCCCGCGGCCGGTACCACGGCCTGTATATCGAGATGAAAACGGAGGACGGCCATACATCCGATCCGCAGGAGTGGTGGGGTGAGCGTCTGGAGGCGCAGGGATATTGCTGGAAGGTTTGCCACGGGTGGCAGGCTGCAGCAGCTGTCCTGGAATGGTATCTGACCCTCAATCATGTTCTCTGATGCCTATGGAAACGAAATTTCAGTTCCCCTGGGAGCGTGCAGCTATGAATGGTGATGAGATGCCTGACGGGCTCTCACTCCCCGCTCAAATGGCCTACACCACGCTCCGGAACATCTACGATGTCTATTACCGCAAATCCCTGTCCCGCGAAGCGGC